ATTGCATCAGCACCACTTCTTACATTTTCATCTCTACGAAACGGAAATTTTTTCATCATTGCAAACTCTCTTGCAATCTCTGGATCTCTTAATACTTGATTAAAGATACCTTTAAAGTCACCCTTCTTTGTGGCCTCTTTTATATTCCTGTCTATAGATTTTTGTAATATTTCTTTTTCATCCTGTGTGCCTCCTATAATAGGTTCGTTAGGATTTAATCTTTTCTTTGGATCTGTGATAGGTATAATCTCTGCATCTGTTTTCTTTAACGTATCACCAAATTTTTTTGCAAAGACCTGATCTTCTATCTGTTTAACAAAGGCCAATGCTTGATCTAAATCGCCCTGTGATTTAATTTGATTTAAATCTATACCAACATTTGTTAATCTTGTTTCTAAGGCATTCGTTGAAACGTCTACAGCTTTTCTATTAGCAATAACACCACCTTTTTCAAAAAGTTTTTTTGCTATAAAATTTCTTACAACTGGGTTAGCCATTAATAATAATTCCTTTTAGTTTTCTCGACTTTGTCGTCGATATAATCTTCAGGGTGACCAATCAGACCGCCCTGCCTAAATCGCATAATTGCCTGTGTCGTCGAATCAACCAAGTCATCATGATCGCCATAAGGGAAAGCCGCACATTCCTCGATAACATCGTCTGCGAATTTCTGCTCAGGACACCATATCATACCAGATTCAAACAGAGGTGCAACAGCATTTACACGGGCATGCTTGTCGTTTCCCTTTGACGGTGTGAAGTTTACAACCGGTATATCCATCTGCCTTAGCTCGTAAGTCAAAGGCAAACCAGATGCTTTGGCCTCGATTATAACAGATTCGGGTTTCCAATAATCATACTGTTCGAGAGCCAATCTCCTTAATTCTGGAAACTCGTATCTACCTTTTACTGCATCGAGTAATATTAAATTAGCTGGACTATCCTCGTTAGGATAAAAAATCCCCCATGTCGTTATCGCACTGTAATCAGCTGTCTCCTTTTTTAAAAATGCGGTATCATAAGATTGTATTACATGTTGTAGCGGTGGTATTGTTTCATTAGTATATTTCATCCACCACTCACGTTTTAATATCGCCCCCTCCTCACTTGTTGGATTTTGCATCCATTGTGCATTCCATTTGCCCGTGGGCAGTGTTGCTTGTACCTTTTCTAATTCATCTAACTTCCAATACTCTGGCCACACAGGTTTAGCGTTCCGTGATCCGTGGTCCATGATTGCTGGAAACTCGACCACGTGCCACTGATCAGCCTTTGGTTCTTTTTGATTCTGTATTAACTTTCCTGTTAAATCTTTATTAGACCATCTAGTCATGACCAATACGATCTTGCCTCCTGGCTGAAGACGTTGACGTGGACCTGACGTGTACCACTCATAAGCTGACTCTAATGCTGTAGGTGATAGTGCATCTTGCTCGGAGTGTGGATCATCGATAATAAGTAAATCCGCACCACGTCCAGTGATCGCACCACCAACACCGGCTGCAAAGTATTCACCACCTTGTGCTGTCTCCCAACGTCCTGCTGCTTTACTGTCCTCTTGTAATCTTGTTTGAAAAATTTTTCCGTAGTCCTCACTATCAATTAGGTTCTTGGCCTTACGACCAAACCTTACCGCTAGTTCACCCGTGTGTGTTGCCTGTATGATCTTGAGCTTTGGATCACGGCCCACCATCCAAGCCGGAAGTAAGTATGAGGCAAACTCCGACTTAGTATGTCTTGGGGGCATGTTAACTATCAGACGGGTTATCTCACCTGATGCTAATTTGTTAAATTTATCTGCAATGTGTCTGTGGTGGGACCCCTCTATAAAATCGGGCCACATACATTTTACAAAAGATATAAAATCATTCTTAGCTTTGTTCTGTATCTTTTTTTCAGCATGCATGACTTGCAGCTGTTTAAATTTTCTACGCACGTCTGCAGGTAGTTTACTTATATCTATATTATCTAAATTCATTTAAAATTTTTTAAAAAATTTTTTGCACTACGTTTAAAGTGTTCAACATGTTTTTACCAGCTATAACTGTCTAAATCAAGCAATACAACCTGTAGTAGTGGGACCCCTTTGTACGTAAAGGGGGGATAGGGTCTAACTTATTTATAATGTTTGGATTTGTTTTGGGACCCCTGGCGCGTTAGCGCCAGGGGTATTTGTATATAGAGAGTTAGTCTAGTAAAGTCATGTATGCATCTGCATTCATCTTACCAAACTCATGTAAACCTTTTCTCACAGTTTTATAGTCCTCGTCTATTTCTGCCTGCTTAATCATAATGTATAACTTATATTCTTCTGGAGTTAACATTGTTGATTGACCAGAGTATGGGTTTGTTGTTTTTATTGTTCTTTCTGTTTTAGTCATATCCTATACTATCAAGGATTAGTATTATTGTCAACCTCTTTTATTACTTTTGTTTTATAATCATGACCATAATAGTCTTGTCTAGTTTCTACAACTACATCGATTGGTGTTTCAAGAGCCTCGGTCCTTGGGTGTAGGTTGATGAACTCGTCCCAATGTGCAAGAGCAAAATCATTCCAACAACCTTGGCTACAGAAATGGGACCACATATTATTCGCGTTCCATTTATTCTGAGCGATCTTTCTGGTCCTCAAAACCTTAGAGCCTTTGACCCCTCTAATTCTATCCTGAGTGTGGGACTTATGGCACTCAGGTCCATGACACCAATTATAATCTGTCATGTCTATTCTCATGCATTGGCAACATTGCCCAGAACATAAATAAACCACTAGCAGAAACTAATACACCAATTGTAAAATCGTAGTGTATTGCTAAAATTGTACCTAACATTATAAGCACATATCCACTTAATAAAGTAAATAATCTCATTAGTGCCTCACTTTCCAACTTGTTGTTGCTGTTCTATATCCATGTGCGTCCATGTCATAATAAACATAATACGCAACACCTTTTTTTGATGTTCCATATCTAGATTTATCATCATGTTTGCCTTGTCTTGTAATGTGCTTTTTATCCTTGT